CTGAGATCTGCTCTTCAGTAAGTTCGGTTGGCGCCTCAATGACGCCGCCTGGGTTCGCAGCGTTGCCAAAGTAGCTAGCCGCGTAGACTTCAGCCGCCATCGCAGAGCCCAAAGTGATGCGGGCTGCAGCTATCGGTCCGAGCCCAAGTAGCTGGCCTGGCAGTCTGAACATTGGGATATGCAGCATTTCGCGCTTGGTAAGCGTCATGACCTTGGTAGCAGCGTCGATCGGTTGAACGTTGTCGTAGAAGCCGTTATTTAGGCTTTGACTATTCTGACCGATAGTGACTTCGTAAGTGATCTCGTCCATCGCGCTCTTGCGTTTGATTCGCACATTGAGTGGGTTGATGCAGTAGAGCTCAACCACGTCGCCCATGTCGTCGCGGACGGTTAGAATAAAAGCGTTGCCGTGCAGGTTCAGTGAAGAGATGACCTGCTCGTAGAACTCCAGTCTTGTGGAATCTGGGTTCGGGTTGTTGACCCAGTTGGGCTGATCTCCATAGACGACTGCGTACGGGATTCGGTTGCGACCGCGGCGCACGAAGGCACCAAGCGGTAGAGAACTGATGGTGTCGCCGAGTAGGCGCACGCAAGCGTAAACGGTTGACATGCGAACGGCGGTATCCGCGTTCACGTCCACACCAGCTGGGGTGGAGTAAGCAGGACGGCCAGGCAGAATCGGTTCTACGAACTGGTTGCCAGCGCGTTGTTCGCCTGCTTTGCGCAGTCTGTTCGATAAGCTCATTTAGTGGCCTTTTCTTTGCTTAGTTGGTACCAGCCGTCGCCCCAAAGGGTCAGTAGCCGCTCGAAGTAGTCTTGGTATTTTGGTGCGATCGCCTCGAGTGAATATTTCTCGATTGCCTGTTTTCTAATCGCCGCACGGTCAAGAGACTTGACGTCCTCTGCGGCTTTTATGAAGTCTGCCAGCGTGTGGCATCTGTAGCCAGTCACCCCGTTGGTGTTGGTCTCTGTGAATGCACCCCAGTCGGTGGTGATTGTCGGAGTGCCACAGGTCTGAGCTTCAATCGCGATATTGCCAAATGGCTCGATGTAGAGAGTCGGTGCGAATAGCGCAATCGCGCCACCCATGAGCTCTGCCCGTTTTTCAGGGCCAACGTTGCCGATGAACTCACCGTACCCGCCGTTTGGCTGACCAGGGCCAGCGATTATGAGCCGCTTGCCGAGGCGCTCGCAGACCTCTTGCGCGACGTTGTAGCCTTTGCGCTCGATGAGTCTGCCGATAAAAAAGTAGTAGTCTCCGTCGCCTTTACCAGCTGGAAACTGCTCGGGCTCTAAGTAGCCGTTAATCACGGCATCAAAGAAGTTGCCGTCCACTGTGGTCGGGTTGTTGTGCGCTGCATAGACGGAGTGCATCCATGCGTAGGACTCAAAGACTCGGTACTTTGCAAATGTGCCGCCGTAGCCAATGCCGAACTCAACCGACATATGGCTTGGGAATGCGTCTGCGATCTCTTTTTGCGCGGTGCCACCAATAAGACAGATAAAGTCTTTCGGCTTCAGCCTTGTTGCCATTTCGCGAATGGCGTTTGCGGTGAAGATCTGCCAGTGTGGAAGCGTTGTGTCAAAAGAGGCTGTGGTGTAATGACCGCCTGCAGTTGCAGCTTTTCGTTGCTTCTCGTTAATGCAAGTAACTAGCTCTGTGACTGGCGCTTCATTCTGATCTCCAGCGTAGAGAATGACTTCATGGCCAAGATCTGTCATCATAATGCAGAAGCGCCTCACCTTTTCAGTAAATGCGCAGCTTGTAAAGTCTTTTGTTACCTGTGTGTGTGGTAGTGCTACTACGTGAAATCTCATTGGTCCCCCGACCTTGTTCATTCTGTTACTACTTCAACCCAAGCAAGAGTTTCTTCGTCCCATGAATAACGCTTGTCATCTGTTGGCATTGGAGTCGGAGCTTCCCAAACGTAAGTGTCTGCATTTTTTACCCAAGAGCTGTAAGGTTGTGGCGCAGCAAAACCAACACCATCAAATGTATAACCAATCCCAGCGTAATTCTTATGGATAGGGAACTTGCCACCTGAGTGAACCCCGCCGTAAGTGTTGTAAGAGGTTTGAACCCACTCACCACCTAGGTTTTGTTCACACCAATCTGGTCCATTTGCCACGACTACTTGCGTGACTATACCGTCTTCTACTTTTGCATAGTGACCCATTTATTTATCCTTGTCTTCTCCATAAAGAGTTGCCGTGTTGACTAGTTTTACATCGCGCTTTGTGACTATGCCACCCTTTTCGTCAAGCTGAGCGCTAGCATCTTTTTCGTTATCAGCTATAACGTGAACCATCATGCTAACTTCATAGCTGAAGCATTGTGTTGCTTTTGTTTCTTTTATTTTTGTTACGTTATCTTTTAACATATTACCCCCTTGTTAGGCTAGATACCTTACAATTACAATGCCGCTACCGCCTGCACCAGCATTTGCGCCAGTTACAGAGTATTCTCCACCGCCGCCGCCACCACCTGTGTTTGCTGTTCCTGAAGTAGCAACGCCACCTGCAGAACCTGCCCCACCTCCGCCTAGACCACCTGCGCCAGGAGTACCAGAGGCTCCACCGCCGCCACCTGCAAGGTAGTATGTGCCGCTAGACAATTGGCCAGCAGCTGCTCCTTGACTAATTCCATCTGCTAAACCAACACCGCCAGCACCACCTACATATGAGACAGCGGCTTGACCACCAACAGCGCCTGCCCCACCACCACCACCGCCTGCGTATTGAGTTCCGCCATAGGTCGTACCACCATCGTTACCCTGTCCTGATGTTCCTGCTCCTGCGCCAGTAGGACTGCCGCCATGGTACTGACCAATTCCGCCGCCCGAACCACCATCTCTACCTTTTTCGCCACCGCCAGAGCCAGTAGAATAAGAACCGCCACCGCCACCGCCGACTACGATAGTCAAGGCGCCAAAGCGTGAATAACCGCCATCATTTCCTTGCTGATTAGTTGAAGGAACTGCACCTCCATTGCCAACAACAACTACATAGCCAGTAGCAGCTAGTGATTGACCCATAAATGTTAGATGCCCACCTGCTCCACCGCCGCCGCCATTACCGCCACCGCTAGATTGAGCTCCACCTGATCCTCCGCCTGCAACAACTAATATGTCGGCAGTAAGTGATTGTGTAGGAGTAAACGTTCCACCTGCTGTGAAAGTATGGTATGCATAAGGTCCATTGTAGCTAATGGTCCCACCAGTTGCTTTAGCAGTAGTCGCTGTGCTTGTTCCAGTATAAAAGTTGTCCGAATAGTTAAAAGTATGAATTGTGTTGCCACCCGATGTGGTTACGGTTCCACCAGTTGCTATTTGACTGCCCGCGTAAGAGACTACAACAACTCCTGAACCGCCAGCGCCACTTATTGTAGTGTTTGGTCCAGTGGCATTGTTTCCACCGCCACCACCGCCACTGCCTTTGTTTGCGCTTCCATTTGTAGCGGCAGAGGCTGAGTAATTGGCTCCTGTGCCACCACCACCCGCGCCGCCTGCTGATGCAGTCCCGTACAAAGCACCGCCACCGCCACCTGCGTAAGTAACAGATGAACCTGAGATAGAAGTTGCTACACCGTCTCCGCCTTGTGCACCACCGTTGGTGTTTCCTGCTTCGCCAGCACCGCCACCGCCACCTGTTCCGCCGCCTGTTCCACCAATAGAATTGCCACCAGCAAAACCCTGATTATTCGTACCAGCACCCCCAACATTGTATGGGTTTGTGCCACCCTCGCCGCCGCCACCCGAACCGCCAGCTTGGCCGCCGAATGTGTTTCCTGAACTACCGCCAGCTCCACCGCCGCCGCCAGTTGAAGTAATTGTGCTAAAAGACGAGTTTGAACCATTGTTGCCCACAAAGCCAGTCGTGCGGCTTGCCCCGCCAGCTCCAACAACCACTACATACGAGGTATTGGGTGAAAGGATTAAGGCAGATTCAACTGTGCCTGGAGTTCCGCCGCTTGCTGTTACAGTCGAACGAAGTCCACCTGCTCCGCCGCCGCCACCAATGCCCGAACCGTAGTTTTCTCTGCCGCCGCTGCCGCCGCCAGCAACTACAAGATAATTAAAAGCAGACGGGAACGCAGGACCAAAAGTGCGCAAGCCACCATAGCCTCTAGCTGAAGCCCCTGCGATTGTCCCAATGATTGGCATTTTAACCCCTTAGGCAAACTTGGTTTGTGTCTCGAGAACAGTGAATGTGGCTGAAGCTGTTTTAATGATTGTGAACGAATAGGCATCAATGGACGAAGCGTTGCCAGCTGTGATGGCCGCTGGAACCTTCGGTGTTACTGAGTTGCCATCAATGGTAATTGCGTTTGGATAGTAAGCAGTTGCGCCGTTGGTATTTAGCCAAACAACCGTGATTGCGTCGCCAGTTGCAAGAGCTGAGTTAAGCGCTATGCCGCTTGAGTACCTAAAGTTAAGTGTGTGGTTTGCAGTTGCGTTTGATGTGTAGTACCAAACAGAGGCAGTAGCCACGTCAAAGTTAATAGTGCCAGTAGCGGCTGCTGCTACCACGTTGACATCTTCTTCAAGTCCTTTGACAACACCATCGCTAAAAGTTGCGGTGTTAATGGTTGGGCTAGTTAAAGTCTTGTTGGTAAGAGTCTGTGTGCCAGTTAAAGTGACTACCGAGGAATCAATGGCGATTGTGCCTGAGGTAGTGATAACACCACCTGACAAGCCAGTGCCAGCAGTAATGCTGGTGATGTTGGTTGGGCCAGTTGGACCTGTGGCACCCGTCGCGCCAGTTGGGCCTGTTGCTCCAGTTGGGCCAGGTACTGTTGAGGCTGTACCTGTGGCACCCGTCGCGCCAGTTGGACCAGTCGGGCCTGTTGGGCCTGTCGGTCCTGTGGCTCCTGCAGCGTAAGCATAAGCAAGCGAAGTCCAAGCTGTTGTGCCGTCACCTGTTTTGAACTTTGAGGTGTCGGTTTCTATCCCC